TTAGACCAACTTATACATGATAAAGAAAATAGTAGAAAACTTAGAGAGCCTCGCAGGAAAGGGGCAACAAAAGGAAACGTCTCGACTGATTATGGATCAGAGTCGTATTGTAGCTAACATCGCTAAAAACAACGGATTTCATTTAATTAATTACCAAGGTTTAAAAGAACAAAAGAACGCTCTGTTGAGACATATTTCAAAAATGGAGAATGATTTACTTTGTGGTAACTTAAGCGACTTTGAACACAAAACTAAGTTCGCTGATATGAAGTTACTTACTCGGATGTTTCTGTATCCGTCGGAGTATCGAACTGGTTCACGTACTCACTAAGTTTAGAATATATTACATCAGGCTTACCAAGTCCGTAAACTATTGTACCGGACTGAAATACTATCTCTGAGTAATACTTCCTATTCTGTTTACCTTTGGGAATAAAACATCTCGGATTAATCTGTACTATTGGGTCATGTCCGATATTACAATAAGCTGTACCAATTTCAAAGCCGTCTTCGATACCTTCGGACTTTAACCTAATCGTATCAATCTCGGATATCTCTTCGTTATCTAACCCACTTTGAATAGGGAATAGTACATCTAACTTAAGCCATTGCAAGTCCATTAATAAACCCTTCCGTTGATTATTTTAAGATTGTGAATTATAAATTGACCTGTTTTAATCTCGTGCTCTACGTAACTAAATCCTAAGTTCCATTTATTTATAGGCATGTATAAAGGATTCATCCCACACAAGCACCCTTGAGAATGGACCGAAATTACATCCCCATGCATGGTAGTTTCTACGTGATTAGAGGTTTTGTGAAAGTGACCTATTAAGATATTTGAAAGGGTTTTAACGAATGCCCCTCTTGCTGGGTTGACTCCACCGGATCCACCTGCAAGCTCATGACCGTGAAGTACTGTTAATTTACCGATATGAATTGGTAGCTTGTCTTTAACTATTTCAATCCTTAGTTCACCTAATTTTAAAAGTATTTCTAACTTAAAGTCAGTACAGTCAAATATCTCAGGAGCTTTAACAAATAAGTACTTTTCAAATCGTTCATCATGATTACCTAGTTTGTAAATAATCTTTGCGTCAGGAAATGTATCTCTAAGCGTCTTTAGAAACGTTTTAACTGACTCAAACTCTTCGTATACACTTCTATCCCTCCAATTCTTTTCGTGTCGGGAAATGGTAGCGAAATCAATTAAATCCCCATTGATTAATATGCAATTAACTTGCTTTTCTAATCCATACTCTAAAGCCAGGGTAATAGCGTCATTATGTTGGTAAGGAAAATGTAAGTCCGATAGTATAAGAACTTTACTTTGGTTAATATTATATGCCTCATAAATGTCAGCGTGTGAGTCAGGTAGTTTAAATGGATTACGTGAGCCTTCGGGTCTAAAAAAAGTTTTATCTTTTTTATTACGACTTGCTTCACCTAATTGGCCACGCTCTCTACGTATTACATTCCTTACATTCTCTAAACTTGAAAACTCAGGATTGTCTTTATAAATCTTTTTAGCTAATGTTAAGCTCGGTACATCAGGAAACCTTTTAAGATATTTTTTAATTATTTCGACCATATTTTATAGTATAAACCTAAATTGAAATTGAATTGTCCGTTGTAACCAATCCCAGCTCTTATACTATACTTAGGCAAAGTTAAAAGCGCAGAAGTACCTATATAGTTCATCCCCAAATCAAACCCAATAAAAAACTTATTAGGGTTTAATATTTTAATAGTTTCAAATTTGTTAATCTTTGATTTTACAGACCTTGACCAAAGTTCGTTCTTATAAATGGTATCCGTTATACTAACGTATCCTAATGAGTCAAAGTTCAAAGTGTCTTTATAGACATTCATTGAGTTATAAGCCTCAACTATTCTAATGGTATCTAACTTGGTTAATTTGATAGTATCGTGTATAGTATCGTAAATTGACTTAACTTTTACGTGATGAATGTTTTTGCCTTTTTTATAGATAGTTTTTTCTACTGGTGTTATTATACTTTTATACTCGATAGTTTTGTCTTGACATCGGACCAATAAAAATATAACTATCAAAAGTCCTAATATTATTATTTCTCTTATATATTTCATAAATAATGCCCCCGAAGGGGCTTTAAGGTTTCATTACTTAAGTCCTGCATTCTTAAGATTAGAAACCAAAAAAGAACCCCCCACAACACACATCATTACTCGGTGGGTAGGATGCCTTACGGGGCATAACCTAATTCTTTTTGGTGAACTTATCTACACTCGTTAAGCCTAAACATCCAAAGGCTAACAATCCAACCGTATTAACTAAAGTGTCTGAAGGCTTTATGTGTTCGGGAGTAAACTGATTTGCAAACATGGTGACGCATAAAGACACTACACAAAGAACGCCACACACTCTCTTGCTCGATACATTCCCTACTTCATCGAGGAACAAAGATACAAAAAACTTTTTCATATATAATAACTTTTAAATTTTTTAATTCTATCCTCTATTCCGTGAAGACCTCCGTTTATTCGTTTTGTTAGTTTTTTAATAACCTCTTCACTGTCCCCTTCATCACAAATAGCCCATAAATTATTCTTAGTAAAAAAGAACGCTGCTGATTCCAAAGGATACTTAACTGAAACTAAATCAGGATTTGTTAAACAATCTTCGCCTATGTATTTACTGAACTCGGTATAATTAGATTTACCAGTTAACTGAATGTACCCTCTGCCTCTAAACTTATAACCTTCGCCTGTATATTCTTCTCCATTGCCCATTCGTTTAGCATATACCCTATTAGCAATCTTTTGAGGATTACGGGCATAACTTAACGCTAAGGCTTTGTCAAAGTACTTAGGGAATATCTTTAAAAGTCCTTCGGCTGAATAGTTTAGATTTTCAGTTAGTACCGTAAAGTTACCAGACTCATGAGCGCATTGACTTAAAAAATGTGCTTTTCTTAATTTAGAATTAATCTCTTTTATTTTGCTTAAGTCCATTTCCTTTAGATTTTAATAAGTGTTTTTGTAGCCTTTCCGATAACACCTCATTCTTTTTAGTCAGTTCATCGGAACGTTCTTTACATTCGTTTAATTGAGTTTCATAGAGTTTAATTAGGTCTTTATTTCCTTTTGAGTCATTACGGGACTTTAAATAATCCCATACATCCTTACCCTTAAGAACACCTATTAAAGCTATTAAAACACCAATTAAAGAATAATTATTCACGTTCTAGTTCTATTGATTTTGGTAGTACTGCGGTTAGTTTAGGGCTATCCTTTTTAATCTCGTTAATTTGATATTGTAAAAACTCAACGTCTTTTTGCATCGAAACGTATGAGCTTTTAAGGTCAGCCCACATCATTCCGATAACACCTAAGAAGCCAACGAGTTTAACTACATCAGCGCTTGTGAATTTTAGGTCGCTAAATTTCATGGCATTGGAGGTGGAGGTACGGGTTTATATTCTATTGGAGTTACATTAACATACTCACCGTCTTCTTTTAAAATTAAAAATAAGAAGTCAGGATTTTGTATACCTTCTAACTCTTCTTTTGATATTATCCAATTTCCGTCAACGTCTTGGATTGGATTAAAGTAGCAATCAGGGGCGAATTGTCCGCCCTTTACTTTGTCTACGTCTTGTGGTTTTAGTTTATATACTATCATACTTGTCTTGATAAAGTTGTTTGGTAATTTTGAATTATTGTATAAAGATTAGATGCTTCTGCGTCGGTTAACCCATCGCCAATTGTGGCAAAGGCACATTGTCTTAATGAAAAATTATCAGCAGAATTATTTCTGTTAAAAGCTCCAATATAAAATGATTTATCAGTTAATCCTCCTGAAGCACTTGTTAATGTTTGTTTTGTAGAATTTACTTGATTTACAAAATTTGCTGAGTTATTTCTATATGCTAATACAAAAGCACTTGTATTTGTCATTGTGTTAACAACTATATCAGAAGCACTATTAATATTAGAATATGAAACCCCACCAAAAGACATAATTATATAAGTTCTAAATGATGACCCCAATGAGCCAGTCGATGTACCTATATCTATTGTATTTCCACTAAGTGAATTAGTTCTTGAATAATAGCTCAAATGCGTAGAATTTTGAGATAATACACTACTTGGTATTAATTGAGTATCACCATAGGCATTAGTACCATTAGGTAAGGCTCCTGTTGAATCGTGAGTCCAACCGCCATTAAAGGTAATTTGAAACTTAGTAGTATCTTTTAAGTTATATGAATGTGAGGTTGCTGTTCCACCCACCATCGGGTAAATAGCCTTCATCTTAGACCATAACCCATAACCGTTTAAATCATTAACTAATGTCTTTATAGCTGTTTGTTGAGTACTGTCTGTTATTCCTGCGGCTTTTATAAATGCGTCCGCTGGTCCACCTCCAAATGCTACAACCTTTAATGTTTTTCTCATCGTGATAAAATATTATTATAATTAACTACTATTGTATTTAAATCCTGACATTCTGTATCCGTCAACCCATCTCCGATACTTGCAAAACTATACTCTTTATAAGTTGAATAAAGCGAACCACCTGAATAATGAATAGCACCTATATAAGTTGAATAAGTATTGTTAGGTACTACGCTTGCCTGAGTTGAGTTTATTATTTTAGTTCCATTCTTAAAAGTCGCTGAAGTATTAGCTCCTGTACGTGAAATGGTGTAAAATCCATGCGTGTCTGTATTCGATGCAATATCGTCAACGTATTGATTAAGTCGGGTTATTATGTTAGTATTTCCATAACTTATAATCATGTACGAAGGGAAGTCAACTATCTTATAAGCACCCATGTCAAAACCCAAAGGATTAGCTCCTGTATTACGTGCATTCAAAGAATGATGAATACTATTCTGAGCCATTGCAATATCGTAAAGTCCTGTATCTGCGTAAGTGTTTAATCCGTTACCACGTATTCCTGTGTTTACGTGCATCCATCCACCACCAAAATATAACTGATACTGAGCAACGTTTTTAAGGTTATAAGAATGTTTTGTAGACGTCCCACCAATAAACGGATAACACGCTTTTAATTTAGTCCAAATACCGGCACTTTTTAAATTGACTACTAAATAATCAATAGCACTCATTTGAAGTGAGTCGGTTATTCCTGCTCCGCTAATAAACGATAAAGCATCGGAATCTAAAGTAAGATTATACCCTGAGCAATTTAAAACCGAACTTACACTACCTACCGTACATGTTAATGATTCGTTATAGTAACCGTATTGAACATTCTTTAATCTAACTTGAAAGCATTTAGAACCTACTTGGGGAGCAGTCGCTAAGTTATAACCTTGATAGGGGATAGTTAAACTTGAACTCCATGTCGGAGGGTATCCGGCTAAAAAATCCGTTATTTCTAAATTATTTGAACATGTTACCTGAACCGTACCATTTAGTGGCAAGTTCTCACCGTTAATTGTAAAAGCACTTGAAGCAGTTAATGGAGTTAATCCAATAAGTTCAGGTACTGAGAACCATATATTCCCAATCCCCGACTGTTTCTTAGTACCGAATAAATTAACAGGCTGTAACCTCATTAATCAACGTCTACCTTTAAAGTGATTTGTTCGTTAGCAGTTGGAGTGTAAGCCCCAGCAGCAACCAATACAGCGTAAATATAAGCTGAATCCGTTGCTAAGGTAGTTCCACCTGAATACTGAGTGATTGCTTGAAGTCCTATCGGAGCATCAGCCTTAGCACTTGAAAGTTTTCCGTTACTAAAAGCAGTCCATGAAGTATGACTGATTTTACCTAAATAAGTACCTAAGTTAGCAGCACTTGGAGCCAAAGCAGCGTTATCAGCAGCAATAGTAAAAGATGCACTAAAAAAGTAAACGTCAATACTTGGCGTACTCGAAGCGTTGGAGCTTATTAAGTGTGTTTGAAATACAAATGAGTTATTTGTAAGTTTCCCTAAATCCAAAAGGATAGGAGTTGTTGAGCCACTTGCATTTATTACATCTCCGGTAGCGTATGCAGTGGTATCGTTTGGACGTGTTATCGTTGTTTTAGTTATCATAGTGGTATATCGCAATAGTTATAGTCAAAGTTTTGTCTAAATGTTATATCAAAAAAGTATCCAGCAGTTTCGGAATCTTCCCTATCTGAGAAGTCGTTTAAAGTAACTGAAGTGTTAATTATTACATCCCGTTCCGTTGGGGAGTTTTTAAAGTATGTTATTAAATCTTTGGCGATTAAGTTAGTATCACTTAAAACCTCGATTTCGTTTGTATCGTCTTTTTTAAGTCGGTCGCAAATAGTGATTTGAAAAGTATAAGTATCTGTATTCTCCGATAATTGGTTAGGCTGTAAATAAATAATCATAGCAGGATATTGCTCTGACTTATTAGCTACATAATCGTAAAACTGACCGAAGAGGAAATTACCGCTTAGTTGCTTGTGGTCGTTTGCGAATGTTTCTAACTTCTTTACTATCTGGTTTAATGTAAGCACTTAGTTTTGTTTTTAAAAGATACTCTATTATTTTTCTGTCTGTTTTATTCATTAAAAGTTACCTGCGTTTTTTCTCTCTTTCCAGTTCTTTACAAATTGGTCCTCTAAATAAAAAGGTGAATCGAATCCGCTACCCTTAGGCACGATTTCATCCACTCCATTATTATTAGAGTATTCGGGATAGCTACTTTCGTTCTGCGTAATATAATTAATAGTCTTTTCAGCATAAACCTCAGCGTAGTTTTTCCAATCGTCTACAATGAATTTTAAATCATCTGTGCTTATAGATTCGGAGTTCTCGCCGGACTTTACTACTATCCCCTTATTAGTGTACCTAAATTTAAATACCTTAGAGCTTTCAGCCATTACATACCATAACATACACTTTAAAATATAGTCATTAAGTAATGTTTGATTGGCTACCGTCAAGGTATTATTCGTAATCTGTAAATCTATTTGCTTGTAAAGCTTAGTACCTAAAATAGGTTCAATGAATAAATCCTGAACCGCTTGAATAATAGGTTTTAATATTTGAAAATCAGCGTTATCGTTTATTACTGATTTGCTTTTTAAGTATTCTTGTCCTATCCAGAGTGCCATTATTTCTTTCTTAAAATTGTTTGACCTTGCCACACGTGTCTACACCAAGGCGTTGTATCTGTTCCATCGTTATACCAACCACCTCTATAATCCCAAGCGTTCTCACCGAACTCATTAGAGATATTATCAATCATTTCGTAACTTAAACCTACTTTTTTACCGCCCCTGTGAGTATTGTTATACATATCCCTGCAGAATTGACGTGTGGTATCTTTTATTGTTGGTCCGTCAACATCTTCACGCTTTTCGTAAGTGTAAAGAGTTACAACCTCCGAGTCTATTTCGTTAGTTTCTTTATTTAGAGCCTTTTCGGTGGGATAGTACGAACCGTCTTTTTTTTCTACTAATCCCTTTTTTTCTAACCAGTCAATTTGTTTGTTTACGTCATTAGAGCCTATTCCAAAGAGCCTTTTTAAAAAGTTTGACTCAGTATCGGGATTGCCTTTAAATATGTTTAAAATCGAATTACGTAAAGAATTAAGGTTAAACCCTTCGGCTAATTGTACTCTATTATCTTCAAATTCTAAAACTTGGTCATCACTAAACTCAACTCCGTATTTGTTAATTAATTCAAAGAATTTTTGTTCTTTAGACTGTAAAGCGAATTTAACATCTTCAGCAGCGTTTAATAAGGTCATAGCTTCGGAATCACTAACTCCAAAACCTCCTTTAATTAATACTAAGGCTTGGTCCTTACTTAGTTCTCCCTTTTCATGCTTCCTAACTATTCGCATTAAGTTTTGCATTTGCCTTCCGGTTAATCCTTTTAAGGCTTCGTTAACCTGAAGTACTGGTTGTGATATATTAGTAGGCTGAGTTACGGTAGTGTTTAAATCTAAACCGTATTTTTTAGCTATGTAATCTACAACTACCTCCTTAGGTAATAAGTTAATAATATTAGAATTTTCTAAAGGTAATTCTAAACCAATAGGCTCGAATTGTTTAATTTCGAAATCTACATCCTGACCGCTACGTGCTTTATATGACTTCTTTAAAAGCTCATTAAATGGCATTTGTTCAGGCTTTGCGTATTCATTAATAAATAACTCGTGAGCTTCTATTAATTCATTCCGTTGACCTAACTTGCCTTCTGTTTGGATTTTAAAAAGAACACCAGGTACGTTATGTCCTGTTAAGATTTTCTGTAAGTTTCTTTTACTTATTTCTTGGTATTGTTTGTCTAAATCCGATACGTTAACGGAAGTAATTTCAGCCCCTTTACCGTCTTTTGGTGCAAATGATACTAATACCTTACCGGCTTGATTAGAACCCGTTGAGGCCTCTAATAAACGGTTATTAATGGATTCCTTTTCTTGTTCTGTTGGTTCGCCTGAAAAAATTGTTATAATATGCCCAGCACTAAATCCATTCTTTATAAGTGAGTTTCCGAATTGTGAAATTTCAATATCAGTGTCTATATCTAAAATACATGAAAGGTATTCAGGATTAGGATAGGCAGATTGTATACTGTCTACCTTTGGAGAATACGACCTATAAATGTAAATAAACTCACCTACTTGTTTTGTGCCTATTTTAGCAAAGTCAAATAATTGATACTCGATTGAGTCGGTGTGATATTTAGACCAATCCTCAGAGTATTTAACAGAGCATAAATCATCACAAACCCTTAACCGCCCCATGTCAATATGCTCAAAATATAAAGGAACTCCAAGCATATTAGTAGTTATTTTAACAGCGTAACCATTGTAAATAGTTTGGTCCTTTTTTAATTTTTTAGATAGTTCAAACCAACTCTCATAAGGGTTAGCTTTACTTAAGAACGCTTTAACTTCGTTAGTATCAACGCTTGGTACGATTTCAGTACCGACAACATAGCGCGTCTTGCCATTAATAATACCGCCATGCTCCGCGTGATTTTCATATAAATAAAGTAAATAAGAGGGATAGTCGTTTTTCTTACCCCATGAAATAATACCTTTTGATTTGTTTAAATAATTCTCAGGTGCTTGTTGTGCCTTGAGATTAACTAAATATATGTTATCGGATAATTTTTTAAGCTCCTTCATAAATTACATCTGTAAGTGAAGCACCGTTATATTCAGTTACAGTGCTTGGTGATGAATTAAATACTACACACTTTCCATTCTCTAACTTGTTCAGTCCGCTTGGATTTAAGTTAGTGGTACTTGTTTGTTCGTAAACGTTATAATCATACTCCCCTACAGATAGGCTTATTTGCCCTATAAGATTGTTAGGAGATGTCATAACTTGAATACTAAATACGTCAAATCTCCCTTTATGTGTCGAAAAATTAGCAGAAATGCAATAGTATTTAGACTGAGATTCGTTATTTATAAACTCAAATAAAAACTTTGGATTAGTTAAAGTAACCTTTTCAGTTAAAGTTAAATAAACGTTTTGAGTTGTATTTGTAGTTAATTTAATCACTAATTATAAATACCAAATAAAACCTTTTTGGCATAAATAAAAAAAGCCCCACTATTTGTGAGGCTCTTCTTTCCCAAGAGGGATATATATTAGGCGGCAGGAGACAATAAAGCAGTAATGATACTTGAACTAACTCCATAAATAGGCTCAGATTCTTTGCCTTCAAAATGTAGTTTTTGTCCACGGAAATCACCTAAAGCTGTTCCACTTTCTTTAGAAGCAGTTAACAAGTCCATACCACGACCGTAGCCGAACATCCAGTATGCACCGGTTTCGTCTTCTACAATCATCATTAAGGTATTTTGACTTACTAACTTAAGCTCTTGAATTAAAGCAGTTGTTAATCCTTTAACGGTAAAGTCGATTACAGGAGTGTAAACGATAGTACCATTTGCAAGAGTTTGGGCCATGTTGTCTGTAAACATTCCCATCTCTTTATCTAATAGGTATTCGCGGAACTCTTTTGTAGTTACCATACCTAAAGTAGTTATTACACCGGAAGCAATTACGGTAGTGGTTTTGTTTACGTTAGCGTACTCAGTTATAAGTACTCGACGTATTCCACCAGCACCACCTTTACAACCTACGTAACTATAATCAGATGTTAAAGCGCAAGGCATATTTTTTTGTGTTTAAAATAAGGGGGAATTACACCCCCTTGTTATTATCCTAAATAAAGTACGTTAGCAGATTGGTGAGTAACGTGAGCAAATTCAGTGAATGCTACGTTATAACCCCAAGTTTTGCTGAAGTTAGATACTGGCATAACTTTCATCATAGTGATGTCAGAAGTTGTGTCAGTACACCAATGAAGGTCAGAAGGCTTAGCGATTACTATACAGTTCTCAGGAAGTGGAACAAATTTAATAACTAAACCAGCATAATAATACTCACCACCTTGAACATCAAATACTTTTATAAAGTTAGTTGCAGTCAAGTTAGCTAAGTTAATTAATTGCTTGTGTGATTTAGGAGCGTAAATTACAGGAGCCTCAGAGCTTGCTAAGTTAACAGCAGGGATAGCAGCATAAGCTAAAGCATACTGAGAAGCGATATTACTTGAAGTAATTGTAGTACCAGCAACTTTAACACGTCCACCCAAAGCACCAGCGTTATAAATCATACGAGTTACAACACCATCAAATTGAGAAGCAGTTAATGAAGCAACATAAGTCTGTTCAGCAGCACCTACAGAAGCCTGACCAGTACCAGGAGTTAAAGCAGCAACAGCGGTTTTAGTAGCAGTTTTAGCAGCATTCCAGAATTTAGATTCAGCATCAGCAGAAACTTTACCAGCGATTAGGTCATCAAGAACCACACGCATAAATTCATCAGATACATCATTCCAAATACCTTTTTTCATGGAAGTTTTGTAACGTCCAGAAACAACAGCAGAAGGGATGAACTCATCGTAATACTCAACCTTTACAGGGATAATTTGAGTATCAGTCAAAGTGATAGCACCTGAAGCTGAAGGAGAGCCAGCAGTCCAAGCTTGTTGAGTTACAGTAACAGCAGCGTCACTGAAAATTGTGTCGTATTTTACATCATCTTGAAAAGTTACTAAGCCTTTGTCAAGAGTGTCATTAGAGAAATACAGCTCTTTGAAAATTTCTGGGGTAGCTTTACCACGAAATTCTACAGCGGTGTAAGATATAGCCATGTTTTTTTATTTTTTATTTTTTGTTTTTGTTT